CAGCATTTACTCTCCGATTTACACGGAGGACCGTGCGGTGTTGATCGAGTGTGAATCCTTGGGCGCTGGGCTGATCCCGCGCGTCAATGATCTCAAGGTGATCAGCACGGCAGCGCCTACCGGAATTCGCGTGAAGAATTGCCTCTTCACCAATGCCTACGCCACGACGGGCAACACAGCCATCTATGCTGACAACCCAGACGGCAGCAATTACGGTGGGTTGATCGAAGGCAACTGGTTCTCCAGCTTCGATAAATCTATTCACGCTGCAACGATTAGCGGGTGGGTGATTAGCAAGAATCACTTCCTGAACTTGACCTCTGCAACCAGCGCTATCCACGTTGAAAACCTGACGAACGGCGACCAGGGAGTCGGGCTAATTCACGGCAACATCTTCACGTGCGTCGCAACCTGCACCTATGGCCTGTTGTGGAATGGTCCAGGCGCTCTGCAGCTCAAAGCAAATAACTTCAACGGCTACACCACGCAGGTTCATTTACAGCCGAAGTACGGCACCGCCAGCAGTTCAGGCTCTACTGTCACGTGGCAGAGTGGGAACAAGTTCCGCACCATTCTCGCGGGCCAAACCATCTATCTTGGCAGCACAGCAGCCACTATCGCATCAGTCGATAGCGATACGCAGATCACCACGTCATCGCCGATTGGAACGATTTCGACGACTGACTATTACGTCAACATCACGTCGCAGCTTCAGATTTCGAGCAACAACTTTGACTCCGGCACCAATACAACAAAGGGCATTCGGTGGGAGGGGCCCGTCCAGTTCCAGAACGGGCAGATCGAGCACAACTTTTTTTCTAATTGGAGCGGCGTGTCCAACCTGGAGGCCATTTCGATTGCCTCCAGCGGCGCTAACTTTCTGGCGATTCGCGGAAACAATATTCAAAGCCCGCAAGCGACCACTGGAACCTATGGCATTCGCTTGACCGGTGGATCGACGGTGAGCGTAACCGACAATCAAATCATCGGCAGCAAGACCGCCATTGCCATCGAATCCGGCGCGTCGGCAGTCACGCTAACTGGCAACACGTTCCGCTACAACGACACAGCGCAGGTTACATCAGCCGTAAGCGATACAGTTTTGCAAGATCAAATCACAGTCGCCTACGCGGACTTGGCTGGATTGACCGTGGCAAATTCGTCTCGCGTGTATTGCAGCGATTGCAAGCAAAGCACAACGGCTTGCGCTGGAAGTGGCTCAGGCGCGGTCGCAATGAGAATCAATAGCACGTGGCAGTGTCAGGACCAGACGAGCGGCTACCAGCCTTGGACGGTCAGTGGAAGCGATGTATACCGCAGTGCTGGGAACGTGGCTATTGGATCATCTCCCAACACGTCTACGCTGTTGGTTAAAGGCGCATCCGGCGCGTCTGGCCTATTGGAATTGAAGCATGGTACGGCCTCCTCGTCGCTGCAACTGTATGCCGAAAGCTCATTTTCCGTGTTGGGCACCTACACCTCTTCGCCGCTCGTTTTCGTGTCTGATTCGGCGGGGCGATGGCGACTCAATGCCAGCGGGATGCTGACGCCGGAAACAACGGATACCTACGACATTGGCAATTTGACATCGCCTCTTCGCGTGCGCGGCATCTACGGCAAGATCGTAGACACCGCACTGGCTGGTGGTACTGGCGACTACATGCAGACGCGCAAACTGCAACTATTCGACAACACCGGCAGCAGCACAGGTGCTTCCTACTGGGATCTGAACGTCGTCATGAGCGGCGTGGGCGCCGGGCAAAACTCGTACTTCTACCTGCGAGATAACGGCGGTAACACGGTTTGGCGCGCAGATAAAATTGCATCCGGCTCACCAGTTGCAACGACTACGATCTACACTGACTTGCTGCCAGATTCGACGGCCAACGCCCGCGATCTAGGCAAAACCACGCAGCGCTGGGACGAAATCAACGGCGCTTCCATGGATCTCAGCGGCGCGGCGAATATCACTGGGAACCTATCGGCGGCCGTCATTAACGCAACTGGATCACCTGCTTATCGCGTGGCCGGAACGACTGTCATCGACGCATCGCGCAACCTTTCAAACATTGGCACGGGCGGATTCTCTGGCCTTATCACGGCGTCAGCTGGAGTGGCATTTGGAGCGTCGTCTACGTTCTCAGCCGATGCAACCCACGACTTCGGCACCTCCTCCAACAAACTTCGCCGCTTGTACGCAACTGGCTGGACAATTTACGGATCAGCATTTGCTTCGTCTGGTTCTTCAATCACCATTCAGAGTGGCGCAACATTTACCGATGGGCGCACGTGCTCGTCTGGTGACGTGTGGACGGCTGACGGTTCCGGCAACCTTGCGTGCGCCGCTCCCGCTGCGTCATCGCTTCCAGTGGCCGACACGACAAACGTTGTCAAAGGCTCTGCCGACGCTACCAAGCTACTACGGTTTGAGGTGGACGGGTTCACCACGGCGACCACGCGCACGCTTACCCCGCAGAACGCCTCCTACACGCTGGCCGGGACTGACATTGCGCAAACGTTCACGCAGACTCAAACATTTAATGGCTCGGCGCTTGTGCTTAACAGCACGATAACCGGCGATCTTATCCCTACGACATCAGCGGTCTACGTGCTCGGCTCCTCTTCTTTTCTGTGGAACAATGTCCACGCCGACGTGATGACCGTTTACACCAGCCTCCTCCCAGACGCCAGCGCATCGGCGAACCTCGGCGGCTCCACACGGCGATGGACGAAAACCTGGACGGGCGATCTCGACGTCACCGGCACGGTGACCCCGCCAAGCGGAACGGCGTTCAGCGGCACTAAAACCGTGCGCGCATCTGGCGGAGCCTCGGATTGCACGCTCACATTTTCGGCGGGCATCATGACCGGCGGAACCTGCTAGACCTCCCCGCGTGCCCTCTCCCGCGCGGGCGCTTCTGCGGGGTGTGCGATAACACCCTGCTATCTGATCCGCCACGCGCGGAAACAGTAACGGCGGCGTTATGCGCCGCTAGACATCGACTTTATGCGCACCCTCGCACTACTCGCCATGACGGGCATCATGGCGGCGGCCGAACAGCCGAAACCGAAGCCCGAACTGTCCACCGCCGCGCGGATCGCGCTCGGCGCCATAGTCGGCGAGTCCAAAAAACTTGCTGACCAGCAAAAAGAACTCGCCAGCCAATATGAGGCGGTGAAATCCGAAGAATGCCAGCGGGTGTTCGGATCGCAGAAATGCGATATCAACGGCGCTGGGCAACTGGTGCTGATTCCGGCGCCGCTCGAGGTGAAGAAATGATATCGCCCAAACTGATCCCAGCCATTTTGTTGACGATTGCGGCGCTGCGGGGCGAGTCCATCTGCGGCATTGACAAGCAAAACGCAACCGCCAATATCGACCTCGTGCAAGTGTCCTGCATCGACTACGACCGGCTACGCGCGGTGGCACCGCAGCACCCGTGGCCGGTGGGTAAGGTGACGCAGGTACTCGTCCACATCCGCGAGGGTGACGCCGTGCGCGTGACCGTGGATGGCGTGGCGAAATTTGCCGATCTGTCCCGGGACGCCTGGGGCCGGCTGATTGCGCTGGTCCAGTTCGACGGGGTGGATTACAAGGCGGTGGCCGTCAAGGTGTATCGGGCGGTGGAGGAGTGAGCGCGCCCGTCGATGTCGTCAACCACCCGCCGCACTACACCGGCTGCCGCGCGGAGTGCATTGAGATTATTGAGGATCACGGATGGGGACTCTCCTACTGCCTCGGCAACGCCATGAAATATCTTTGGCGCTGCCAGGACAAGGGCACGATGCGGCAAGACTTGGAAAAGGCGCGGTGGTATCTGGATCGGGCGTTGGCGGCGCTCGACAAATGAAACTCCGCACCGCTGCCGTAGTCGCCACCACCGACGACGGAGACAAGATCGGCGGGCCGTATTTCCTCCCGCTGGACCGTGAAGCCAAAACCGAACTCAGCCAGCTCGCGCGTGAGCACGGGCCAATCGACATCAAGACCAAGGAGCAACCGAAATGACCTACAAAGCAACCAACAGCGCCTACAACATCACCATCGAGGCCGCTGAGAAGTTTGTCGCCAAACTCCGCGCGCTCGGCTTCCCGATGGGCAAGCTGCACGCCAACGGGCAGGCCAACGCCGAACTGGCGGACTACGTGCCGGTGGACGAGCTGGCCGGGCTGGAACCTGGCGAGAAATACAACCTCGTCGCGTTCATCGCTGGCGACTGGCACAACATCGCCATGCTGGTCCAGATGTTCGGCGGCGGCAGCCTCGAAGAGTTCCGGCGCGTTTGCGCTGACTTTGGCGTGGATTACCGGACGCAGATCCTCAACATTCCCGGAGCCGCGAAGGCCATCGAGAAGCTGATAGAAAAGGC